CTTGGGACACGAAGAGGTCTACCCATAGCATAGCGGAGTTCATTCCACTTGCGTGGAGGGGCAACAAGGTTGCGGTCGAATACTCTGCTATCGTTAACACGGAAATTGAGTTCATCAGGTACACGACCTTCACTAGCGATGTATTTACCGAATAAGCCGACAGCCTGAGACTTTTCGTCAGTAATGGTGGTGAACTGGTCTGCTAAGAGGAGTGAGCGAACATTTCTTCCAGAGACAGCGATTTCACGCTCGACACGCTGTTCGCTTACATTTGCCCCAGTTGGATTGTCGATTTGTGGAGTTTGACTTTCTGTGAGGATTAAGTCCTCATATAAGAAGGCTTCACCACTCTGGGAAGCAATCTGGGAAGCACGAGCATTCATGGTATCATCGTTATAATAGAGGTGGTCGCTTACAAACTTGATATTAGAGAGTGATGGGCTGGCGAGCTTGCTTTCTCCTGAACCTGCGGTCTGGCAAGTAATTGTGCCTAGCTGTGCGTCGGCTGTCTGCTTGTTCCAACGGAGGCGAATGTATACCTGCTCCTTCATAGCGAAGAGAGGAAGGGTGCGAAGAAGCATAGCAGGGAATAATTGACTCAACTGGACGGCGAATACAGGAGTAGTCGAGGCAACAGCCGTAGGACGAATAAACTCAGGGATAGTGGCTGTGGTGGCATTAGCGTTGTATGTAATATCCCTAAAAGAAATCTTTTTCTCCCCATCTTTCTGTCCCCATCGGTCGCCAGTAGCACCAACTTTCACCATATCAACATAGGCTCTGTGTTCTGGGCTATCAAGCTGGCGGACTAGGGTTTGTCTGTGGGCGTATTTCTGGTTAGACATAACTACCTTAGTGCCGATTTGAAGCTCACAACTATCGATAAGCGAGTGAATGCCAGTCATCATAGGGAAAAAGTGGGAGGTAGGTGCTTCGACGGCGAGCTGTACGAAAGAGCCACCATCAAGAATACCATTCATGGGTATCTGGAAAACACATTCGCTATCGGTGTTGGTGATTGGGTCAAGAACTTCTGTGCGGATTTCTAATGATTGGACGGAAGGGTCTGGTTTTAAATCGAAAGAGGCTGGTAAACTATCCATTTTTTATATTATATGGAAACATAAAAAATTAAAAGAAAAATTATTTTAATCTAATTAATTCGCCTTAACTCATCACCATAATTCCCTGAGGAGAATATTGAAGAGTATTCTTGGCTAATACATAAGTATAGACTGCGTTTGGTGAGTTTTCTACGCCAGCACCGCTGTTAAGTGAAGACTGAATGCGAGTGGCATAGTTCTGTCCCCTGAATGAAACACCGAACTTGGAAACATTATCTAATGCGACACCAACACCGAAGTTGCGTTTGCCAGCATCAACATAAGTTAAGTTCTGTGGAAGCTCATCATCATATAAAGTCATCTGTTTACCACCAAAGCCGATGCCCTGATTAGTGTTGTAGAGGCTGAATAAATTGTAGAGAGGACGGAAGGCATTAAGGAAATTGATGAGGACACCAGTTTCAGGGCGAGCCTCAGCAGACTGGGTTTCAGTATCCAACTCATAATCGAGGGCGAGTTTAACACCACCACGAGTGAAAGATACTTTATCGAGGTCGACCTTAGCATCATACTGATTAGTCGCCGTAGATTTGTTGAGGAGCATATTAGTCGCAAAACTATCGTGAGAGTAGTTGTTGGCGTGAGACACAGGAAGGAAATTGTGGATAACACTAAGAGCGTTGTTTGAAGCGAGATTATATTGCTGAGTGCTGTCGCTGGAATTGATAACGGAATAGAGTGAATTGAAGGAGTTGTAGGTGAAAGCTCCTGAACCAGCAACGGCGAGAGCCTGCTGTCCTTCGGCATCTGGTACAAGGAGGTCAGCTGTGAGCGTAATATCCTTCAACTGATAGAATGCTCCTAAACCAGTTCCAGCATCAGCTCCTGATAAGACCATCTGGTCTGGGGCTAATTCAATCTGGATATTGAGACCACGCACGCCATTTGTTCCTAATGGAATGGAAGTTCCTGATTGGAGAAGACCAGCATAGATGGGAATTGAGAAAGACACCTCGTTGTTAACTGAGAGGTTGCCAGCGTCCTGAATACCCATAGCTAATGAAGTTAAGGAAAGCTCATTCATAAAAGTTTCTGGGCTGGATACGGAAGGAAGCATAGAAGCAACAAGGCGACCATATTGGCGAATTGACTCTAATGTTTGACCTGTTTGCTCGCTCGACATAACTACATTTTGAATGACCGAGTTAACACCGATGCGGTCGTTTAACTGAATGTTGACCTCGCCTCCGCCTTTGGCGTTGTTGTTATCAGGGAGAGCTTTGTTCGCGGTATTAACACGAAGAGTTCCGTTAAGGCGGACACTAGAAGCCTTTAAAAGCTTGTTGGCGGAGGCAACCTGAATAGTAATAATTGGATTACCTTCCTTAAATGAGTAGGTATTATTACTTGGCTGATTGTTGGGCGTGATTTCGACCTTTTCGACTTGAACGATATTCATTTTTTATATTATATGAAAACATAAAAAATTAAAAGAAAAATTATTTTAATAAAACTTAAACTATCACGCTTACTCCGTCCTTATTAATAATTAAACGGCGTTTATGGAAAATGAAGTTATTAAAGAGTTTCTCCTGAGTGGCTGTGCTATTGTAGTCAACACGAAGCGAGAGTGATTGGTCTTTGAGATTGAAGACTTGTCCGTATCTGCTAAAACCACGACCGATGGCGAAATGTCTAGCGATTTCATGAAGGTTGCGGACTGGTTCATTAATATTGAGGATAGCCTTTTGAAGTTCGCTAATATGGATAGCCTCACTCTTTCTGTCGTTGGAAGTGAGTGCCTGAGAGTATCGCTCTAATGGGACAACACGAGAAGGAATTAAATGTGTACCGAATACGAACTGATAATTGCGTGCGTCATCAGGAGTGGCGACGAGTGAACTGACGCTAAGGTCTCTTGTCTTGCCTTGATTGAGTGGCTGAGATAAGCAGGATAATGCTCGTGTCTGCTGGGCTGGGATTAAGGCAGTAGTGAGACCAACCTTATTGCTCTGGTTGTGGCGATAGAGTGTGTAAGTATCGTAATCCATCTGTAATCCACCCTCGCTCATAGCATTTCGCATAATTGCGTCATTATATTGCTCTGGTGGTTCAACTTTCAAGCATTTCATTTCTAAATCGCTGATAGTGTAAGAAACGCCTTCAACTGAGCCAGTTCCAACAGCACCAGCAACTCCATCTGCCTTAGTGAAGACACCAGAGTGAGCGACAGCACGCTCGCTAGGCTTAACATATACGAGAGGAGCGTCTCCAATTACATAAGTGTTAGTGAGACCGACGGCAGTTCCACGCTGAGGCACATACTCCACACCGAGAGCAGTTCCGTTTATGTAGAAACCTGTAATAACACCAAGCAACTCGCCATCACCTAGCTGAGCCCCAGCGGATTTGACTACATAGAGGAAATCACCAATATCGAATGGGTTATTACGCTGGTTATCATTTGTATTAAGAGCGAGTTCGACATTATAAGCACCTAAGTTTGTTGAGTTTGCTCTCTGTTGGTCGCCAGCACCCCAGTCAGTCGCCAACTGACCTGCTGGGACAGCGACACCTACACTCTGCCCTGCTTCGCCAACCCCCTCGCGGTCTGCTGTAAGGTATTGTAAAGCTCTAAGTGGGTTCTCAGTATCAATCTGGAAGCGAAGACCGCCCATAGCTCCAACAGGTAAAATCTTATCACCTAAGAACTTTGTGCGAAGACGCATTTGAATGGCTACCTTTTTGCGTTCCATGTTTGAGCCGTTGACTGAAATATCTCCAACTGCGTTTCCTGCTGAACTTCCGTTAAGTGAAAGTGGAGTGCCATAGTATAAGTTGCTAGGGTCATCACTAGTGATGTTATCATTCTCGACGACACCTTCGAAGAGATTGTGTTTGCTCTCAACAGAGGACTGCTCTGTGAATGGGTTAAGCATAGCAACACTCGCGTTATAATCTTCCTCATTAACTATGGTGGTTGAGTTAGAGCCGTTGCGGATAAGAAGATTGCGGAATAAGGCGTGAGACCCAGCGTGTTTATCTGGCTGAACTCGACCAACTCCTCCCATCTGTAATGTGAATGAGAGGTAGGTTTCCTTAGGGTCGATGTAGTTTACAAATGAAGGCACAAGGAGGCGGATTTGGTCTTCGTTGACGACATCGCTTACGACATCAGGGCGTACCGCCTGCGAGATTGAGGGAATATACATACCAGATGGGCTAGATTTAAACATATTTTTATAACTTAACAAGAGAAAATAATTTCAAGTATTAAACATTATTTAATAATTTTGCTATAATGTCTAGTTGAGATACCAGTCTCGATTATAATACTTCGCTGGGAGACTAACAGCAAAATCTTCCTCTTTACCTTTCGCCCAGTCGTTTATATCCATATTATATCTGTAAAAGTTCAAGAAACCGCATTTTTCATATTTCCGCGAGATATCGTTTTCGTAGTTCCTGATATTGTTTCTCCACCTGAGAATAACTAGCGATGCTAGGTTCAATCGTCTCCTGTTGTATTGTCCTATATTCTTTCCAGTTTTGTTTTTCAGTCTTTCCTTCTCTGCCTTTGGAAGTGTCTCGATAAAAGATAAGATAGGCATAGCATATCGAAAAGTTTGGCTTATCCAATATTCGAGCGGTGTGATATCCCCTTCACGAGCGTCAGGAAAACGAGCATTATGTCTTTCGATTATATTCTTTGCTCTGGCACTCGCATCGTGGAGCAGTTGAGCGACTGGGTGAGTGTTGAACTTCTTGCGGAGTTCCAGACGAATTGGTCTGGCTTCGCAGATTGTTAGAACTCGGCTAAGAAGTTCTGTGTTGTAAGCACGCTCTTCGCGTTCGACTTCTTCAAGCATAAACGCTGGTGGGGCTGGAAGCTCGCTGAGTGGAGTATACATCATCGCCATTATACCTTATATAATGGAGGTCTTTCTAAGTCCTTTCTAGGCATTATATATATTATAATGTCTGGAATAAAAAAGTATTTTAATTAATATTTATAAAAAAAGTAAATTTAACCTACAATTCTAATTAGAGTGAGGTTTTTTAATTACTTCATCTATACTTCTCATATCGAACCAAGTTATTTCTTCGCCTTTATCATTAACATAATGTAATCTATTACCCATTCCCATTCCATTTGGGAAATTAGTTTCTATCCAATATTTCTCGTACTTATTAGTAAAATCACACCACATCATCGCCATTATACCTTATATAATGGAGGTCTTTCTAAGTCCTTTCTAGGCATTATATATATTATATTGTCTGGAATGAAAAAGTATTTTAATTACCCACTAAAACAACCAATTATTATACGATTATAACAAATGGTTGTTTGTGTGGGTAATTTAGAAAACTGCGTCGCTTGGCATATTATCGCTGGAACTATCGAAACTTGGAAGAGCATTTGCGTACTTCTGTGAAACAGACTGAGGCACGAGAGAAGCTTTAATGGGTGCGTTGACTTGGGGTGCGTGAGGGTGATGGAATAAATGGTAGATACCTTCTCCAATAGCAACTAATCCGCCAACTGCTAAACCAACTTCGCCCACGACTGGAATGGCTGAAAGAATAGTAGCACCAAGAGCTTCGCCACCTGCTTCTCCAAGACCTTCACCAGCAGTCTCAGCTATGTCTTCGCCTGTTTCTTTAAGAAGATTAGAACCTACTTTTTTAATAGCGTCTCCACCTATTT